ACCCAATCTAACTAACATACTCAGAGGAACGATACCTAAACATGTTCTACCTGCTTTATCAAGATAATAAATCTGAGGGTCTTTCGCGAAAAGATCCCTTAAGTTAAAACCTAAATTCCTCATTATTTTACAGAAAATACTATGACCTCCTATAATTTGATAAAGAACCGAGGCTAACCTTAGCAATCTTACCGAAACACCTTTTTCCACATGTATAAAACGTTCAGGATATGCTATTCTAGATATCCACCAGACATCTTCCTGATATGGTTGAAAATTAGAATTCCAATAAAATCCTAAGTATAATATAGGCATTGTCTCAATCCTAGGATTACACACAGTACTCTTACTTGAACTAATTAACAATCCCATACTAGCAAAATCTGTAATGATATTTGGAATATTCTCTTCATCTACTAGAAAGATTGAATCATCACCAACTACTGCAAAGTCATCCTCGGTAGGTAACCTACCTTCATATCTTAAAAAGATATAATTAATTGCAGTCACCACACAAAAGGTGTTTAAATACGTTGTTAATTTTGAACCTGATTTATTTCCACCGTCCGAAATGACCAGATCTAATCTACTCGATAAAATCGGAGTAAAAACGTGGTAGCATGCTAACGCCACAACATTCGGTATTATTGCCACTTCTAGGCGAACCACGCTAATTAACAACGCAAAGAATAACATGATCCAAACAGCAGGTAAGTTTTTATCCATACCTGTAATATCAGTGCAAAATATCTTTCGATTTTGTGTTAATGCATTAAATCTAATATTTCGTACTTGTCTTGATATCATTGGTCTAGTAAAACCAATTGAATGTCCAAAACCATTATCCTTAATATAGTTTAAAACTTTATCAAAAATCATAGTTTCAAACAAAACAATACCAAAACTCATACCAAATACCAATCTGATTTTTGAATCAATGTTGTAGTTAGCGATTCCTTTCTTCAATTTAGATTTGATTCTGTGGAAAACCACAACGGGATAATTGCATAGGTAACGATATTTGTTAACTACACCCTTAACTTTATAAAGATTATCAACAAAATCAAAAGCATTCTTTACACTATCGATATGCGACTTCTTTTTAAAGATAGGATAGCAAGATGAAGTATCTTGTGGTAATTTCTCAATCGCTTCTGTTTTTGAAATAGGCTCAAAATTACATTTTGAAGGATGTAATATATGAAAACCAAAATTTCTAACTGTACCCTCTAAAGCTTTATAAAACTTTAAATGATCAGAAACAAACCATGATTTAAATAATCCATACTGCAAAATAGTAGATCTATCCCATTTTAAGACATCAGAATATTTAACAGCTATGAATTTAGGTAACTTATCGCGCAGATAATGAAAACTATCTTCACATGCTTTAATGACATCTAAATCTGGTTGAGCTATAGCAATAGATAACAATCTTGTCTTTAACCAGTTTTCGAGTACCACATCTAATTTGAACACCGAACCTAATAATTTATCCCTTAAGCAAACAAAGAAATAAATCATCCTGAATTTACTAAGTAAATCTCTCACAATTGAAGTTGCCCTCACCCTTCGATTCAACAATAGATTTATACTTATGTTATCCTTTGTATACTGGTAGTCTCGCATATGCAGCCCATACTTTACTAGGAAACCAGGACTAAGTTTGAAGAATAAGTTAAAAATTTTCGTAGTCAGTCCTTTTTGTTTGATTTTCATCAAATTTATATAAGTATTTTTCTATCCCAAACCATACAGGGATTCGTCTTGGTCCGCTAATCCCCTTCGAAGGATACTCTATCGACGTCTAGCCGCATTAACATTAGACCATATTATTAGTTAACCGCCCTCATCGCGCTACGTATGTTAATTGGTTTTAAACCCAATTAATAGATAGAAATATCTTTAAGTGTCCATCCAATGAGCTTTATTCGTTAAATTTCCCCTCATGGGACTTCTCTCCAGATTCCGCTACGTTCGTCTGTCCGGTTATCAGTAGGCATACTTCTGCAGGTGTTTCCAATTAATAGGTTTTGACGATTTCCCTCTACTATTAATTTTCGTGTCTCAGACGCGAAACTCTTGGAGCCTCCGTACACCTACCTTTACCCCGTT